CGGATCGTAATCCCTCTCTCCGCCTGTAAAAACGAAGAGATCTCCGTCTTCATCCTCATATATCTCCCTTCCGTCCCAATCAATTACACCTAAACTCTTCATTTTTTCCTCCTTTACTTTAAAATCCTTCTTATTTTTCCTGCTAACCAGCTATCATCAACTGACTCAGGAGTAACACCATTCTTCTCGAAAATGTCTTTGAGAGCTTTCTTATAGGCTTTCCGTCTTTCTACCTCATCCTGGGGCATTACTAATGCCCCACTGTCCCAGCTGGCTTCCAAGGCTTTCCAGCTCTCAGTAGGCTCTTCATCTATCCCTAGGATCAACCTTTCAATTTCTTCTTCCCTCATTTTCTTTCCCCTCCTTTCTTTTTCTTATACCCTTATTATAATACTCTATCGGCATTTGTCAACCCTTTTTTTAATTTTTTTTAATTTTTTTTATTTTTTTATGTCCCATCCTTTACACTCCTCGCCGTAACCCATTAACTTTACTGCATTACCTTGTGAGAGCCCCTGTAAGCGACGTTTCGGCCTCAGGCTATACAAAAACATAGAGAGGATACAAAACGTGCCTCTGTGAGCCTCTCATGGCTAAAAATGTGTGGTATTCTACGACTGGTAGTATGTGGAAAGTATATCTTTCAACGTGATGAGCCTGCTAGATAGGGCCTCTAGCTTCTCCGTGGGATATGTATTTCTGATACTCTGAGATATGTACTGTATCAACGACAGCGCATCACTGTCCTTCTCAACGAGGGCAGCCATGAGCACATACACGAGCTTCTGCAGGTCTGCAACCCTGTCCTCTAGATCACCGACCTGTTCCCTGATCCTCGCCCGTACACGAGTCTTCAGCATCTGCTTCTCTTCCTGAGCCTTCTCCTGCAATACCTCAGACTGAGTCTTTACCCGTATCGTCCCATCGGGATCAGTCGTGAGATTATACCTGTCGGCATAGCTCATAGCAGGGATACGCCTGACCCAGAACGAGTCCTGTTTCGCAAGATCAACCACCTGCTTACCATCCCATCGCAGACGCTCCAACCCTACACCCGTAGGCACACTGCCAACCTCAGTGTCGCCAGCCCCTAGCCTGATTATTATGTCATCCTTTAGTATCGCCTTCATTCGTCCTGTCCGTTATCACCCTGGCCTTAGCTACCTGACCGAGCATCGCTATCTTCCTCGCTGATTCTTCCAACCCAAGCAGCGTCTCCCCTACCACCTGAATCTTAGCCGAGTTCTCCAAGACCCTGTTCTTCGTCTTGTCAACATCCTCCTGCACTCCTCGCAACGCACCCTCTACCCTGGGCAGATACACAGCCAGGAAATCAAGAACGTTCCACTCTTCTTCCTTTATCACTTTTTCGGGATCGCCCTGTTGCCTGGGCCCCCTCTCGATAGCTATCCGCCTATACAGAGCCTCCTTCAGCTCCTCCCTGACTATCTGCCTGATCTCTTCCCTGTCCTTCTTCGATAGCACTACAGATTCAACCTCTGAAGAGTACCTACCGCAGCGGCAGGTCGCCATGTAGAAGCAGTTCCCGTAGAGCTAGAGCTTGATGCACCAGTAGTACCGCTCCCTCCACTCTCTGTACGATTATGGATTTTCCAAATATTCTTGCTTAGGTCCGTCCCATGATACGCGTAAAGCTGCCCCCCAGATGTCTGCTCGCTAAATATGTACTCATCTTCTTGTACAGAATACCAATGACTGGTATGTTCCAAGACATGCTGGTGAGCTGGCGTAGAATGAGTATGATCCATCGTATGACTATGCGACCATGTCCCAGACACAGCCGCCCCTGTCGTATACGTATCACCCCCCTTAAGAGCGAGAACCCTATCGGAAACTGAGCTGTCAACTACCCAGCCGTCCATAGCATCGTTCCTATATATCCACATCTTCTGATCACTATCTCCATGCATCAACCCATACCAAGCACTATCTCCTGCATCCCTGACCTTCAGAACTTTGTTATCCGTATCGAACCACTGCATGCCAGCCACAGTATTAGACGGAGCTGCCGTTCCCGAAAACGTAGACTTCAGAGCAGCGAAGTTATTCTCCATGTTCTGAAGATCATTATCCGCCTCATGATCAGGATCGTATATATCATCTGCCCATGTCTGACTCATACTCTACCCCCTATGCTACCTGGCAGAACTTCAGCGTATTGTGCTTAACCAGAGTATACACGTTCATCCCTGGATCGTCTATCTCTATCTGTACCTGAAAGTATCTGCCAGTAATTATGCTTGCCAATATCTCCATCCTCTCGACCGTATTCGAGAGGCTCGTGTCATCTCCGTACTTGATGCTGATGTGCACCTGAGATCCTTCTGTGATGTTGAATATCTCGTCCCACTTCTGATCTGTCGCTCCACCCTCTCGCCACGTAGTCGGAGACGGGAACTTATCCGCCCACGTCATACCCTCGCCTGTAACAACGTATTCAGTCGTCAAATAAACAAGATACCTGCCAGAAGAACCAAGATCGTACACAGGAGACAAGTATGTCCCCGTCAAAACTCCATCAGTATGCGAACACTTCAAGTAATACTCAGACGCATACGTAGTCTGCTCCGTATTATCGTGCGTCCCTCCAGAATAGTCATCCGTGTACGAGTACGCAACAGACCACCCATCAGGAGGATCAGCCAGCGACACAGACGCAGAAACAGGCACCTCTCCGTAATTACCGTTATTCGCCAGCGTGTTAGCCCAGAATGTGAACGACCCTGGCTTTACCCCCGACAGAGACATGTTCGGATTCCTCAACGCTCCCAAAAATATCCCAGACGTCCACGTATCACCTAGCCTGAACTCATATACCTCCACATCAGGATCAGATACCCTATCGCTATACAGGTTCACTGTATTCTGATTGACAATCACCTGCAGGGCACCCAGAGACGAGGGGTTCTCCGTCTTCCCCTGGACCGTCCACGAGAGTCTATACGCATCGTCCTCGTTCTGTTTCACTCCCCAAATGTTCACTACCCTCAACCTGATATCGTATACATCCCCCTCTTGCACGGGATCGATATTGAAATCAGTATTCACATCGTACAAGTACTTCCACGTACTTCCGTCTAGTATCCACACCTCAACATGGTCATACCAGGGATACCCATCAGGCTGGTCAAACGATATCTTCAGCCGTGTAAACGTCCTCAAGCGATAGTAATATTGCTCTTCTTCGATAGTAGCATTACTCACCCCTGGCGGAGGGTCAGTCGGATCAGGCAGGCTGCACGTGTACGTGTCTTCAGGATTGATGTTGTACTCCTGGTCGTACAGGGCTTCGTCCTCATACTCAAGCACGAGATCAACCAGGTTATCGCTCCTGATCGCAGACTCTACTACCCGCATAGTCTGATCCTCCAAGCCCAACGACTCCGTTGTCAGGCTTACCAAGTCGCCCACATCCAGCTGGGAGCAATCGCCCCTGAATGTGCCAGAGACCTTCCTGTTCAGCTGTCCTCTCTCAAGAATGTACAGCCCGATCAGAGACGCCTGCTGTCTGTCTGTTACCCCAGCCAGAGTGATATTCTTGATATTCCCCTGGCTCTCTCCCACTATCACCGAGTCAGACGTGTACCCCTTGTCCTTGTCCACAAAGGAAACCTTAACTCCGTCCAGCGTCTCAGCCATTCCTGGTTGCGTCATGCAAATAAGAGCCTTACCACTCTCGTCCTGTACTATGTGGCTGTCCGTCAGGTTCATAGCAATAGACTCGTTGGACAAATCCTTGTATCTCAAGTAATACTTATCATTCCACCAGTACAATTCCCCATGAAACGGCAGTAACATCTGTGCGATCGCATCATACGCAGACAGGTTATACAGAGACATATTCAACTCAATATTATTCGTATCGCAGTAATTCGCCACTGTGGTCCATGACGTTATGTCTATCCTTGAAACGTCTTTCCCCAGACCGTACTCATCGTCAGTCACGTAATCATACAGGGCCAGCACTGGATTCGTAGAATACGCCGTGCTCCCATCCCTGAAGTCATAGAGCTTTTTCCCCTTTAGTACAACCGTTCTTACTGGCACTCCCATCCATACATCACGATCATACGTCAAGTGCCACACAATATACGTAGTGTGCCTCAAGGGATCCGTCCATGCAGGATCTACAGCACTGAGATGCGAATCCACCGTCTGACTATCAGACCCAGAGTGGAAAAAGTACTCATACTTGTCAGACGGGTACAGATACACCTGCTTATCTCCGAAAAACACCAGGTCGTGCCCATCATCGTCCTGAGCAATACCATCGCACTCGCCTTCAGCCAATACCTGAACAAGCCAGAGGTCCCTGTCTCCTGCATCCCCAGCAGTGGCTATATAGACATCGTTCCCGCCTACCTTCCTCTGTCCATATACAACCTTCAAGGAAGTCTGAGACGACCGTGTATTAACCTTCTCCCCGCCAGAGAGACCCGCATTCAAAGGATTGCTATCAGAAACATCGCTAGACGACGACAGGAGATTAGCCACCTCGTACGAGGCGACCGTGCCTCCTACTATCCAGAGGCCAGCCCCCCACCAGGTAGCAGCTCCGAGAGCCTCATAAAACGATACTGCACTTATTATAGCAGCTGTTGTAGCAGGCATTATAACACTCTCCAGACCTTACGTATTTCGTACCCCTGTAGAGGAGCAAGAGCCACTCCTGTATCCAACACCACCAGAACACTGCTGTTCCCCGCAAGTATCCCTGGAAACTGTCCTCTCTCGGATTTCAGCCACAACACGTCTCCCGTCTCTATCTCGCTAACCTTCTTCTCTTTCAGAATATCATCGAGCAGAGACTGAAACAGCAGCATCGCCCTCCCAGGATGCTTGATATACAAGAAATCGTACTGTGTTGCCGAATACCCCGCATATTCTGCAGGAAACTCTACCCCTTGTGCCTCCAGATACTCCCTAACAAGAGACAGACAATCATACCCGTCAGGAGAACACAGCTTGTACGGTTTTCCAACGACCTTTCTTGAAAACTCAAATATAGTCATGATGACATCCATGCCCTCACAAACTCCGACCACTTCTTACCCCACCAGACTTCTTTCAACTCCAGGTCAGGCAGAAATCTAAACCCACCAAAATTAGCAGTATTCCCCAAAGCCTGGCATCGAGCATAGCTTCTATCACACCACGTTTCACTACCCGAATACTTGCACCGAGACCCCTTAAACTTTTTCCACCTGCATGACGGAGTCTGCCTCGCCGTTGTTATCAAGTCCCATGCGAATTCAGTGGAGATAGTCATGGAAACCTGCTCTTCGTCCAGCTCCCACGAGTCTATGCTCCCCTTGAATACAGTTATCTTGCTATTAGCTAAAGGCTGATTGGCATCGCCCACAAGAACCAGAGATATCTCGCACTCATTACCCTGCACTGTCTCGCCTACAAGATATGAAGAAAAGACCTGATTAGTAT